GTGACCGTGCCTCCGGTTTCGCCACGCATTTGATGTATGTCAGCATGTATTCGACCTTTATGCTCATGTGTTAATATTGTGTCAATAAAAGTTGTGCGAGCTTTATTAAATTCTCTGGCCTGCACTATCATTCTTGCTAATGGATGTTTGTGAGTTGTTAAAAAGTTCTTATCAAACTTAGGCTGTCCAGACTTAGGTGTTCTTTCATACCTAATTTTTAATTTATCAAACGCTTTAGCAACGCTAACAGCAGCCCAAACATCAACATCTATCCCTGTATCTTTTTTAATTTGATATAAAATATCTTTTTCTTTTTTATTTAAATCTACTTTAATGTGACTTGCTTTTTGTAAATCAACACATACTCCATTTGTTTTCATATCCAACAAACAAGGAAAGAGCCGTGTTTCGAGATCAAAAATGCTAGACAACTCTTGCTTAATTAATTCTACTTTAAAAAATTGCCATAATCTCAACGTCAAATCAGCATCTTGTTCTGCGTAAGGACCCACATACATAGGAGGTAGTTTCCACATCTCCGCTTTAGCATCAACGCCCCACTCCTTTGCGGCCTCGTATAACAAAGCCTCTGACTTAGTATCTTTTAAATAATCTTTACCTAACTCATTTAGCGAGTATCGAAATCTATTTTCATCTATGAGCGGAGCGGCGATAAGAGTATCAATAATCTTGCCTTTTATTTCTACTCCCCACCAACGAAGCCACCCCACATCATAACTTGCATTATGAAATATTTTATCACAAGGCAGTTCCATAATTTTTTTAACTTGTCGCTTAACAATCTTCTCATCAAAATTACCACCGCCCTCATGACGAATAGGAAAATAACCTTTCCAACCATCCACAGCTATTGCTATACCTGCAATGTATCCGTCCCCTCTAGGCCAACCTGGTCCGATAGTTTTAATGTTAGGATCACAGGTTTCTAAGTCTATGGCTATCTCTTTTGCCTCTGATAAGTCAGGCACCCTTTCAGGTGGCGTCCACTCGCTAGGTGGCTGAAACAAAGGCATTTGAGTCATTAGTCCTCTTTTTCTATTTCAGCAGCTATCGCGGCATATCCCGCAATATCTATGTACGAGTCTGGCGTTGCTTTATTTTTTATTCTAGCAACCTTCAGTAACAACATACACATAGCTACATCGTGAGCGGAAATATCTTTTCCTAAGTAAGAGCTCCATAAAGCAGCAATATTACAATGCGTAATAGTCTTATCACCATAATCATGTGCTCTAGGCCCCGTTACTAATCTTATTGCTTCTTGTAAGCATTTTTCACTTTGCATCTTCTTTCTCCCTTAGTTGTTGTAAGTCTTCATGTAATTGCTCTAAATCTTTTTTTAGAACTTTTACGGCTTTATCTAAATCATCACGTCGAAGTTTTGTACCTTCTGCTCTGACTTTAGAAATCTGTTTAATAGTTATTTCAAGTTGTTTGATAACAACATTTACAAATGACATTAAAATACCTCCGAAAATTCTCTGTCCGATTGCGATCGCACTATGTTTAAAATGTTTCTTGCACGAGTCATACCCACATAAAAAACTCTTCTTTCAGAATCTCTATGTCTCCAATACTCATCGTCTGCTTTACGAGATAGATCAGTCAATAACATAACATTATCTGACTCTCCACCTTTTGATCCATGTATCGTTGATAACTTGATCCGTGGTTCGTGTCTTATGTTCTCACCACGACGTAAAACTGCTCTTACATAAATAGATTTTGACGGCGGTATATTTTTCAAAGCTTTAAACCACGGTAACTCTTTATCTACTTTTAGTCCATAATCTTTTTTTAAAGTTTCATAACTATATAATTTTTCTTTATCTGCTTTCTTCATAGCTTTATGTTCCGCTTCAATACCTTCTCCTGTCTTGATATAAGCATAACAGCTTTTTATCTCTTTTACACCTATTTCTTTACCTTTTCGTAAATCCTCCCATGCTAAAATAGCTTCGTGTATTCTTTTATTTATAGAAGTTTTATCTCCACGCTTATAATAATAACCATAAATTTTTAGATCTTCTTCTAATTTATCTAATCTATACCTATCTCTCGCCAAGATAAGCCACTGACCCTCTTTCATTTTTTGCAACTGTTCAATCGGATGTATGTTTACCTCACCGTGATCATCTCTAGACGTCCACTCTTTTTCCACTCGGTCAGTTATTCTTGTAATTAATTTATTTGCATGACGATGAATTAATTTAGATAATCTATAAGATCTATTTAAAACTGTTCTCTCTCCCTCCATATTAATTAAATATTCTGGTCTGGCCCCTGCCCAACGATAAATAGCTTGATCATCATCACCTGCAACATAAACTCTTTTACTATTCTCTATAATCCTTTCTACCATTTTCCATTGCAACCAACTTAAATCTTGTGCTTCGTCTATTATTACAACATCAAACTTAGGTATGGTATCATAATGTTTTTTGTTAAATTGAACTATTAAATCAGTTAAATCAAATTTGTTTCTATCTGATTTGTACTGACTTAATGCAGTGTCTATGTATTTTAATTTTAACCAACCACCCTCTAAATGTCCTACACTAGGATCATGAAAATAATTTTCCGTCGTTAAACCTCTAACTTTCGCACCGTCTATAACTTTCATAAAAATATCATCGGGAAACCCTGCACCATAAGTTTCCATGTTCTTATTAGGATTGCTTAAATTAATTTGTAGTTTATCAGATACAACTCTGTAATCCTCATCACTCATAATATTTTCTTCTTTCAAATGTAATTCTCTATAAGCTAAACTATGTAACGTTCTAAAATTCATAAAATCTTTTGTACTATAATTTAATTGAGAAATAGCTCTTGATAGAGCCTCGTCAGCAGCTTGATTTGTAAATGCCAGATACGCTATTTTATCTGGTGACACTTTATTTTCTCGTAATTCTTTTTCAACGATACGAAGCAAATGCGTGGTCTTTCCTGTTCCTGGTGGTCCAAATATTATATTTCTCAAAACGGAGCCTCCTCTCTCATGTCTGGAGTTTTAAACTCATCATCACTTTTTTTCTGCCAAGGTAAATACCACAAGTATGTAGTTTTGTTTTTTACTTTACGTCTTGTGTCCCCACCACCTAATTTATTTCTAATGTGCGCTGTCATTTCTGTTGTGCTAAAATCTTTAAAATCATTTTTCTTTAAAAACTTTTGTAACCAATCAGATCTAAAGAAAGCTGTCATTTTTTGTACTTTAACTTCTTTTTCTACACCACCCTCTTTAACTGTGTCTATATATTCTTTTTCTTCAAACAAAGCTTTACCCATTTCTATTTCATCTATGTGTTCTGCTTCGCCTTGATCTTCTAAAAATCTTTCTAATAAATTTTCAAACCTACCTGTCTTTGTAATCTCATGAGGCATTTGTATAACCTCAACAACTTCTAACAAAGATTGTATTCTACTATCCCAATCTTGTGGTCTCATGATATTTGGTAAAATATTTATTTCATTCAAACAAGCTTTTCTAAATCGGTGTTGATCATACAATTGTTCTGTCGATAGTTTTAATCTTCTGCCGTCTATGTTTAAAAACCAAGTAGACTCATCGCTTTCAAACTTTGTTAAATCACTAACTTGATGTTCAAAAGAATTACCTATGCCAAATTGTTTTGCACGACATTGTATTGGTGAGCAAACAGAACACATAGGCTGATCTTTACATTTATATTGATAATCTTTTTTTTCGTGTTGCGTAATTGTTTTTTGAACTTGTGCTGAACTAAGAGGTCTTTCCATATATTTATGATTAAACTCATCTATCTTATCTTTCCATTGGTCGGGCCATTTCTTTTTGGCATAAACTGCGTATTG